ATGTTTAGTATATTATATATTCTAATGTATATATAATATAATATTTAAATGCCACGACCAATGGGAATTAGAATGAAATTACCAACTCCATCACCAACAGGAAGTTTGGGGACTATGGGAAGTAATAATGATAATAACGATAATAATCAACAAGAATTATGTGGAACTGGACGTGAATTAGGAGATATTAAACCTTGTTTTCCAACAACAAAAACTGAAATAGATATTAAATATGATAAAATTAAAATAATATCTGATTCAAATGAAATTATAAGAGAATATAGTAATTTACAAAACAACGATTTAGAAAACTTAAAAAACAACTATGATTGGATAGGAAATAAAAAAGAAGGTATACAAGATGTGTTTGGTAGAAAAGGATCTCATAAGTATTTATTTTATGATACGCAAAATAAATATGTTATAAAACAATACTATATTCCAAAAGAGGAAAAAACAGTAAAAGAAAATAAAATAGAGAAAGAAATATTACTTCAAATATATGCACATAAGTTAGTTGATACATTCGAGATACCTGGAGTAACAATCAAAATACCTAAGGTAAGAAGTTGGTGGAAAATTGATAATGGATATTTTTGTATAATGTCTATTGTTATGGAAAATATCCCTAAGACAGGTGACATACTTTCAGATAAAATTGACACGATTAAACATATAAATAAAATATTTAAAAAAAATAAATTACACCATAATGATATTTTTGAACCACTTAATCCAAATAAAATAAAAAGTGGAAATGTTTATTTAACGAACTCTAATAAAATAGCAATAATAGATTTCGGAGAAGCTACAATAGGTGAAAGCGAAGAGTTAAAAAATTTACGACTTATACAGTCATTTGAAATTCCAACAACTATCAGTAGAAGTAGAAGTAAAAGAAGAACTAAAAGTAAAAGTAAAAGAAGAAGTAAAAGAAGAAGAACTAAAAGTAAAAGTAAAAGAAGAAGAACTAAAAGTAAAAGTAAAACTATAAATAATACTAAGAAAAGTAAGAAAACTAAGAAAAGTAAAAAGAAAAAGGCGGAGAAAAAAAATCAGACAAAAAGAAGAAGAAAATAATAATTTAATCGGATAAATAAAATATTTATTTTAGAATTATATTATATAACATAATATAATATAATATAATATGAACAATCAATTTATTAGAGTTATAGCAGTTGTGGCAACACTTTTTGCCGTAGGTATAGTATACGATAAATATAAAGATAAAGTAGAAGAAACAGAAAGAATAGATAATTACGAGAAAGTACAACAGTATTTATTAAACGATCATAATTTAGTAAATAATAAAAAACCAGTATTATGGATACATTCAGAATACGAAGTTAATGCTCGCGATTGGGAATCATTTTATTCAAGAAACAATACAAATATAAATCAACCTTACTTATATTTAACAATAAAAAGTATAATAGATAAATGTGGTAGCAGTTTCAATATATGTTTAATAGATGATAATTCATTTGTTAAGTTATTACCAGGTTGGTCAGTATCACTTAATCATGTAGGTAATCCTTTAAAGAAACATCTTAGATTTATTGGTATATGTAAATTATTAGATTATTATGGCGGATTTTACATACCAAACTCTCTATTAGTCAAAAAGGATTTAATAGATATATACAGACAAGGTGTTGGAATTACCGGTGCAGGAGCTGATGCAAATAGTTCTGGCGTATTTACTGTTGAAAATGTATCAAATACGATAACTTCTTCACAAATGACATACTTTCCAGACGCAAGATTTCTAGGAAGCACAAGAGATAATCCTCTTATGAAAGACCTATTATTGTATGTTGAGAATTTACATTCAAATGATTTAACTAGCGAACAAGACTTTTTAGGAGAAGTTAATAAATGGTTATATCAAAAGACATTACCAAATAATGTATCTAGGATAAATGTAATAGACAGTAAGTATATAGGGGTTAAGTGTGCTAACAATAATTATATTGGTATAGAAAAATTATTAGGAGAAGATTACATTCAATTTCACCCAAATTGTTATGCAATATACATACCAAGTGATAAGATACTTTCTAGAAATAAATATGAATGGTATGCTAATTTGAATGTTCAGCAAGTATTAGAATGTAATGCGATATTATCTAAACATATGCTAACAAATAAGGACAATTAATAAAATATAAAAAATCATAAAAGAGTTTTATATTTTACAACGGTTTATATTCAATGCGTTTAATATTTTACTTTTCATCACAATTATTACAGTAACCACTTGACTGAATTGGTTCATCTGGTGTAGTGCAATTATCATTTAAACAAATTTTATTTAAAGATGTAGATGGTATACGTTTCATCATTTCCCAACTATCAGTTTCTACACCTTTACGTAAAAAATATTTATCGCTGATATACATTACTTTAAATGCGTGTTTTGTAAAAGGATTAAATACTGGAACTTTTGGACTGTCTTTAGTGTATTGTATTTTTGCAGTAAGTCTATTAATTAATACTATATCATTAGATTGTTTATGCATTCGTCCAATAACGGTTATAGCGGTTCCATTTTTAAGTTGTGTTATTTCACTAGCTGCGTTATTTCTGAATATTTCATACATAGTACATCCTGGAAATAAATGAGGACAATTAAACATCTCCCATTCAGTATTTTGTATAAGAGGATAGAAGTCTACAGTATTATTATAAACGCGCAGTTTTTCTCCAATAAGTGCCATTTTATTCTTATCAGTTTCTTTAGATAACAATTCCTCTAATTGTTCTGCGGTTTCGTATTTCTTATTCCATCCTGCATAAATAGTATCTAATGGTAAAGTAAATCTAAAAGCGTGTTTTTCTTTTTCTTCGTCAGTAGCCATATTTGCTAATTGTTTACCATCTTCTTCTATAGCGACTTTACGTGCCATATTATAAAGAATCGCTGTACCTATTGGACCACTTGGAACAAAATTACTTGCAGCAGTAACATACCATTTAGTTTTTTCTTTAGATATAGCTCTCATAGCAACATGTATAACCATAAACTTTCCTTCTTTACCACTTACAATATTATAAGTGGTAGATGGTTCACAGTATACATGTGAATTATCTGTTTCGCCACCAGTATATTGGGCATATACCTCATTAGAACCATATAAGAAATTACCTTCTAACTGACCTTTTGTATTCCATCGTTCAGCAACTAAATCAGGTTCACCAGCATAACTACCGAATGTATTTTTATGAACCCATGCCGCATGATGAAAGTCCATACTATTTTTAAAACAATCACTAAAACCAGCTTCCAAATCTATAGAAAATCTTGTCATAGGAATATCTGGATTTTCAGCAAATTTTTCGCAATGAGGTATTAATTCTGTATTTTCCTTTTTATCATTAGACCACCATATAATACCTTGATGTATTTTACATATACCGTGAACTTCTTTACTGTTTTTATCTTTATGTGCTTCTTTATATGGACCTATTTTAAGACCATGATAACTACATTTAATACAGTTATCTTCTATAGTACCTTTACTTAATTTAGACCCTTGATGGGGACATACATCTGGTCTCATATGATATTCATCTTTTCCTTTCCATAATACATAATTTTCATCTATAAATTCAACACGTTTGGGAACACTATTATACATACTATTTTCAAAACTAACTGGATGCCAACCTTTTGTACTAGACAACGGACTTGGAAAAATTATTCCACTACATATATTTAAAAAAGTTATTATATTAATTCCTATATTCAATCCTATTTTCATTTCCTATTATATAATTTATATTATAATTTATTATTATAATTTTAGGTTCTTTAAGTTGTTTAAAAAAGTATTATATTCAAACACTACGTAAATTCAAATGTATTTTCAGTATCATAATATATGTCTAAATACTTATCTTCGATATAGGTAATTTGAGATTGTGGTCTGGTTATTATATTAAATGTTTTTCTAGATATTTTCATTTGTTTAATTATATCTATATCAGTAATTTTATTACTTTCCCATAATTCTTGCCAATCTTTTTGATATGCACGTCTTTTCATTCTTGCGTGCTTTGGTTCTCTAATTCCATTTGTTCTTTGTTCATAATAGTAATCAAATATTCTATGTTTTACCCAAGGTTTGCAATAGTGTCCAAAACTAACATTTCTTGATGGATCAAATTTTTCTTGAGCTTTAATTAAACCAATCATTCCTTCCTGGTATAAATCATCCATTATATCATAACTGACATAATTCAGACTTCTTAAATCCTTAATAAATTTTCCTACTAATGGTTTATAATCTAAAATATTTATATTGAAACCTTTTGTAGTTTTAAATAATATATATATAATGATAAAAGCAATGTGCATATCTATTATATATTCAACGATACTTTTATTCTATCAACGATGCTTTTATTCTATCATTATTATGTTATTTACAAATAGTGCTAATTCTATTTCGTGTTCATGTAAGTCATTTATAATGGTAATATATTTACATATAATTTTAATGATTTTATATTTAATTTCGTCATCTAAAATATCAGTATGTTTTATATAGAAAAAATAGTTATCAAGTATATCCATAATAGAATATCCTTTATTGTAAATTTCATAAACAAGTTTTAATGATTTTTTAAGGTCCTTTTCTATAATCATACTATTGTTTAAATTATTAAATATATCAAAACTAATATTTGTACATACGTTGTTAACAATATTTTTATCTATATTACATTCTAGTAACTTAAACTTTTCCATATAATTAATTAGTAATCTAAGAGAATTATCACATAAACGTATAACTTGATTTTCAGCATCACTATCTATAGTAATATTTTCTAGGTCTTTTATTTTATCAAAGGTTAATTTTAAATGATTGTATTTAATGTCAGGTAATTTTAATACTAATAATCTAGATTGTATATTTTCTAATATTTTTTGACTATTACAACAACTTGCTATAAAATTAATATTTTTGCTGTAATTATCAATACAATTTCGAAAAACTTGCTGACTTTGGTCATTTATAGAGTCTAAATCATCAATAACAATCGTTTTCTTCTTACCATATATAGAACATTTAGTTTGACAAAATGTCTTAACATCATTTCTATAGAATTGTATTCCCTGATCTTTCAAATTATTTATATATAATATATTTCCGTTTATTTCATCTGTATTATAATTATTATAATATTCATTTATAATAATTTTTAACATACAGGTTTTTCCTGTACCGCTTTTACCATTTAATAAAATATTTAGAGTATCGTTATTTAACATTAATTTCATAAAAATCTTAAAATCATTATCTATAATAAAATCATCTATAATTTTAGGCTGATATTTAATTAAAAAAGGCAATTCCATAAATTCACACATATAATATTATTTATAATACAAATTAATTATACTTTATCTTTAATCATATTTATCTTTAATCATATTTATCTTTAATTATACTTTATGTTTAAATATAAAAATAATAAGCGAATGTTAATTAAATAAAAATTTATAATGGATTTACCTGATTATTATAAAATATTAGGTGTTGCAAATAATGCTTCACAAGACGAAATAAAAAAAACATTTCGGAAGCAATCCTTAGAACATCATCCAGATAGAGGCGGTGATGGTGAGATATTTAAACAAATAAGTGAAGCATATGAATGTTTAGGAGATAAAGATGAAAGAAAAAAATATGATATGATGCGAAATAATCCGATGTTTGGTGCTATGGGTGGTATGGGTGGTATGCATGAAGTTCCAGTTAACCCAGCAGATTTATTTGGTATGTTGTTTGGTGGCGGACCATTAGGACGAATGCCTAGTATGGGAGGTATGCCCGACTTAGGTGACTTCGCCAATATGGGACCTGGTATACACGTATTTCATAATGGTATGCCTGTCAATGTTGGACGCGGTGGAGGCGGAGGTGGAAATTTTAATGGACCTACGTTTAATAATATAAATAAACCATCCCCGATAACAAAGACTGTCCAAATAGATATAGCAATGGCTTATATAGGTTGTAGTATACCAATTCCAATTGAGCGATGGGTAGAAAATCCAAATCAACGTAGTAAAATTAGAGAAACAGAAACTGTTTATGTAGATATTCCACCTGGAATAGATAACGATGAAAGCATTGTAGTCGAAAAAAAAGGTAACGCTATAATAGTTAATGAAGAAATAAGAGGTGATATTAAACTATTTATTAAGGTTGAAAATAAAACAGACTTAATAAGAAAAGGATTAGATTTACATTATATTAAAAAGGTTACTTTAAAAGAAGCGATATGCGGTTTTATGTTTGAAATTAATTATGTAGATGGTAAGAAGTTTAAAATTAATAATAAAAAAGGAAACATTATAACACCTGGTTCCAATAAAATTATACCGAAATTAGGAATGAAACGGGATGATAAAGTAGGCAATCTTATTATTGAATTTGAAGTACAATTTCCAGATACTCTTAATGAAGAAGCTATAAATAAATTAGAAGAAGTATTATAAATATTATAAACAAATAAATAATTTAAACAATACAATAATTAAATAATTAAATATAATAAACTATAATGAAACATCAAGATTGGGAAACAATTGTAATTAGTAAACCTAACAAGGAAACTATTAAGCACAAACCTATTAATGATAGGAGTGTTAAGCATTCAAAATTAGATGCCGATGGTGATATGCCAATTGAGGCAAAGAAAAAACCATTACTTGGAAAACAAATAACGCAAATGCGTCTTATAAAAGAACTTAACCAAAAACAATTTGCTCAGATGTTAAATATACAAGAATCTACTTTAAGAAATTATGAGGCAGATAAAGAGCAACCACCGGGTCCAATTAAAACAAAGATACAAAAAATAACAGGTATTAACTTTAAGTAAAAATAATTAAAAAAAGGATTTAAAGAAGGAATTATATTTAATATGATAAAAGGGGCGTATAACTCAGCGGTAGAGTGGACGCTTTGCATGCGTCAAGTCTTGGGTTCAAATCCCAATTCGTCCATATTTATTCAAAGATCACTAGGATAAACATATACTTCTGTAGGCGGTGCTTTTTGCGCAAGTTGTTTAGCCAATATATCCGCATCTAGAATTGTTTTATCCATATCAACAATTGGTTCTGAAGGATATCCAGAATATAGTTCATATGGTTGATTGTCTGGTGCAGGATAATGTTTATCGATAAGTGCTCTAAGATTGCCCATCTTTTCAGTCATATTTACTCTGAACCATACCTTTTCTCCATTAAATAGACGTACTACAAATGTAGCAAATGGTTTATCTTCATATAGAACAGGAACATCATATGTTTTAGCAGAATTATATAAAATAGTTTTTTGTGTAATTTTTTGTGTATTTATTTGTGTGTTTATGGATTTTACATGTTTATGATATTTTAGCAAATTAGGTGTAATAAATGAATTAACTTCATTTATAGAACAGAATAAAGTTGATAGTATGAATAGTAGTTTCATATCTTTAGTTTATTTAGTTTATTTATTTATTTTAAGTTTATCTTTAAATTTATTGTAAATAATTAATTAATAATTACTTCAATTTTTTTCTTACTATATAGTAGACCCTGAATGTCTTAAAACTTGTCTAACATTTTTGGTGCGGATTAGCTCAGAGGAAGAGTGCCTGGCTCATAATCAGGAGGTCGTAGGATCGAAACCTATATCCGCATTTAAATGCTTTTATGGCTCAGTGGTAGAGCATTTCACTAGTAATGAAAAGGTCCGTGGTTCGAACCCGCGTAAAAGCTATTTACACCTTAAACGCTTTTAAATCATAAACCTACACATGTAAATAATATACTTAAAATAATCTGAGTATATTATTAATGATTTAGCGTTTTTTATATTGCCTTTTGGTGCTTTTTTTTGAGGTGCTTTTTTTTGAGGTGCTTTTTTTTGAGTTCCTTTTTTTAAGTGCTTTCTTTTTTCTTGTTCCTTTTGCAAATAAGTGACCATATTTATCAAACATCTTTTCAAAATATGGACCACCTGGTCTATAGTAATAGCTTATAATTTCTTCTTCAGTAAATAATTGTGGATATTTTTTACTCTTTGGATTTTCTAATACTGAAATTAGTTTATTATATATTTCGTATAAATCAGTACTTTCAAAATCCTTACTATATTGTGTTTCATTATATTTTTTTCGGTTTCGCGATAAGATATATTTTAATGTAGTTAACAATAATTTAATATTTTTTTCAGTATTTATAATTGGATTATCATTCTCTAATTCAAAATCATATTTAGACTTCATATATCTAGATTCCATCACAACAACGTCTACTATTGAGGATTGTATATTCATGTCTTCTAGTTGTCTGCGTTTACTTTTAGTAAATACATTATCTAAAAAATCTTTTAATGTTATTGGTTTTGTAGGTTCTTTGGGTTTACTTCTAGAGTTATTTCCGGAGTTATTTCCGGAGTTACTTTTGGGTTTACTTTTGGGTTTACTTTTGGGTTTACTTTTGGGTTTACTTTTGGGTTTACTTTTGGGTTTAATAGGTTCTGTTATTTCTTGCGGTTTATCTTTTTTTTTACTTGAACGTGTTCTGCTTGATATTGGCTCTACCACATTAAAATCTCCAGAGAAAAAACTTCTACGTGATGCTGGATTTGTCATAATTATTCTTATATATTATGTAGATTATATTTACAATCTATATAATATTTTTATCTTTTTCTTGTTTGCTTTTTCTTTTGTCGTGTTGTTTGTTTTTTCTTTTGTCGTGTTGTTTG